GAAATTCTGAAGGCGCGGGGGCGGGATTCGTTTCTCGACTTCATCAAGCACGTCTATCCGGGCTATATGGTGGGTCCGCACCACCGCAGGCTGGCCAAGATCTTCGAAGAGATCGCCGCCGGGGTCAAAAAGCGCGTCATCGTCAATATTGCGCCCCGCCATGGCAAAAGTGAGATGATTTCCTATCTCGCGCCTGCGTGGTATCTCGGTAAATTCCCGCACAAGAAGATCATCATGTCGTCGCACACGGCGGATCTGGCCGTGAATTTCGGGCGACGGGTGCGTAACTTGGTCAGTTCCGACCTCTATAAGCAGATTTTTCCCGACGTCGAGCTTCAGGCGGACTCTAAATCGGCGTCGCGCTGGGGAACGAACTTTCAGGGCGAATATTTCGCCATCGGCGTCGGCGGCGCACTCGCCGGACGCGGTGCGGACTTGTTTATCATTGATGATCCGCATTCGGAGCAAGAGGCCAAGCAGTTGCGGCCTGAAGTCTTCGAACCGGCATGGGAGTGGTTCCAGTCCGGCCCGATCCAGCGCATGATGCCGAAAGGCGCAATCATCGTGGTCATGACCCGCTGGTCGAAGCTCGACCTCACCGGCCAGATCATCAACCACTACGTCAAGCACCACGACATCGGCGCGGACGAGTGGGAAGTCATTGAGTTCCCGGCCATCCTCAACGACAAGCCGTTGTGGCCTGAGTTCTGGGACATCGATGAACTGCTGGCCAAGAAAGCCAGCATGGATGTGCGGTACTGGCAGGCCCAGTACATGCAGGAGCCGACCTCCGAGGAGGGGGCGCTCATCAAGCGGGATCGCTGGAAGGTCTGGGAGGGGGACACCCCGCCCCACTGTCACTTCATCATCATGGCGCTCGACGCGGCGCAGGAAACCAACAACCGCTCCGACTACAACGCCCTGACGACGTGGGGGGTGTTCAGCCACGGGGAAGCCAAGGAACAGGCCAATCACATCATCCTGCTCAACTCGATCAAGGAGCGGATGGAGTTTCCCGACCTGAAAGCCCTCGTCCTGCGCGAGTACAAGGACTGGAAGCCGGACTCGTTCATCGTCGAGAAAAAGTCCAACGGCGCGGCCTTGTACCAAGAACTCAGAAGGATGGGCATGCCGGTCAGTGAATTCACACCGGGTAAGGGTCAGGACAAGATTTCCCGAGTAAATTCCATTACGGATCTGTTTTCTTCGGGTATCGTATGGGCACCTGATCGTCGCTGGGCGAACGAGTTGATCGAGGAAGCGAATGATTTTCCGGCGGGGCAGAACGACGACTTGGTGGACTCCATGACGCTGGCGCTGATGCGCTTCCGGCAGGGAGGTTTCATCAAGCTTCCGTCCGACGAGCCGGAACCGGTGCAGTACTTCAAGTCTAATCGCAAGCGCGGGTACTACTAATTAAGTACTAATTCATGATGAATTAGTACTTGGAGACCGGACCATGGCCATCGACAAATCCATCTTCATGCCCACGCTGCAGCCCTTGCCTCCCGGTATCGAGGTCGAGGACGACGAGCCGCTGGAAGTCGTGCTGGAGGAGATCAACGAAGAAATTGGGGATGGAGTCGAGGAAGACGGTGAAGGGGGCGTCATCGTCACGCTCGGTAGCTACGGCAAGAACTCCGAGGAGTTCGACACCAACTTGGCCGAGGAAATCGACGAGGACATCCTCACGTCATTGTCTACCGACTTGCTGGCCGAATACGAGTCGGACGAGATGTCACGCAAGGACTGGCTCGCAACCTATGTCGCCGGGTTGGAGTTGCTGGGCATCCAGTACGAGGAACGCACCACCCCGTGGAAGGGAGCCTGTGGTGTGCAGCATCCGCTGCTGATGGAGTCGGCGGTCAAGTTCTCCTCCGAGACCATGATGGAGACGTTCCCGGCGGCAGGGCCGGTACGGGCCAAGATCATCGGCAAGGAGACCGACGACAAGAAGGAAGCTGCGTTGCGTGTCGAGCAGGACATGAACTACCAGCTGACCGAGGAAATGAAGGAGTACCGCCCGGAGCATGAGCGCCTGCTGCTCAACCTCTGTTTGTCGGGCAACGGCTTCAAGAAGATCTATTTCGACCCTTCGCTGGGGCGACAGGTGGCCATTTTCGTTGCCGCCGAGGACATCGTCGTCCCCTACGGCGCATCGAGTATCGACTCAGCGGAGCGTGTCACGCACCGCATGCGCAAGACCAAGAACGAGATTCTCAAGCTGCAGGCGGAGAAGTTCTACCGTGAAATCGAGTTGGGCGAACCTGTCCAGACACTCGATGAGATCGAGAAGGCAAAAGCCGACCAGCAGGGCTATCGCAGCGTTGTTGACAAGCGGTTCCAGATCTTGGAGATCCACGCCAACGTCGATCTGGAAGGCGAGAGTTCCAAGTACCGTAACAAGGATGGCATCGCCCTGCCGTACGTCATCTCCATCGAGAAGAGTACCGGCAAGGTACTGGCCATCCGCCGCAACTGGATGGAGGACGATGAACTCAAGCAGAAGCGGCAGCACTTCGTCCACTACGGCTACATCCCCGGCTTCGGCTTCTACTACTTTGGTCTGATCCACCTCATCGGCGGGCACACCAAGGCAGCGACATCCCTGCTTCGCCAGCTGGTCGATGCCGGGACATTGTCCAACCTGTCGGGTGGCTTCAAGGCTCGTGGCATGCGGGTCAAGGGCGACAACGAGCCGATTGGCCCCGGTGAGTGGGTGGACGTCGATCTGCCCTCCGGGGCCATCCGCGACAACATCCTGCCGCTCCCGTACAAGGAACCCAGCCAGACGCTGCTCGCGTTGATGGACAGGATCATTGAGGACGGCAGGCGCTTCGCGGCGGTGGCCGACCTCAAGATCTCGGACATGTCCTCGCAGGCACCGGTCGGCACCACGCTGGCCATCTTGGAGCGGACGCTCAAGGTGATGTCGGCAGTGCAGGCGCGGATCCACCATGCGATGAAGCAGGAGTTCAAGCTCCTGAAAACCATCATCCGCGACAACACCCCGGACTCCTATAACTATGAGCCGGAAGTCGGGCAGCGCATGGCGCGTGGCGAAGACTATGACATGGTGGACGTCATCCCCGTGTCGGATCCCAACTCCTCGACCATGTCGCAGCGAGTGGTGCAGTATCAGGCAGTGATGGAGTTGTCGAAGACGGCTCCGCAGCTGTATGACCTCCCCATGCTGCACCGGCAGATGATCGAGACATTGGGGGTCAAGAACGCCAAGAAGCTCGTCCCCAGCGCCGAGGACTTGCAGCCGGTCGATCCGGTCAGCGAGAACATGGCCATCATGATGGGCAAGCCTGTCAAGGCATTCATGTATCAGGATCACGAGGCGCATCTGCAGGTACACATGGCCGCGATGCAGGATCCGAAGATTGCCCAGATCATGGGGCAGAACCCGCAGGCGCAGCTGATTCAGGGCACAGCCATGGCCCATGTCATGGAGCATGTCGCCTTCCAGTACCGCCGCGAGATCGAGAAAATGCTCGGCGCAGCCCTGCCGCCCATGCCAGAGCAGGCGGAAGGCGACGAGGAAGCGGAACACATCCTGCCGCCCGAGATCGAGGTACAGCTGTCGCAGCTGGCGGCGATGGCGGCGAGCAAGCTGTTGCAGAAGGACATCGCGGAAGCACAGATGATGCAGCAGCAGGCGATGGCCAACGACCCGGTCATGCAGCTGCAGATGCGCGACATCGCCGTCAAGGAGGCGGAAGTCCAGCGCAAGCAGCAGAAGGATCAGGCCGACGTGATGCTCAAGAAGGCCGAGATGGAGCGCAAGAGCAAGAAGGACGTCATCGACGCGGCAGCCAAGGCCGACCAGCAGACGCTGAACGAGAAGGAAGCCGCCGCTCGCCAGCAGCTGGAGATGCTGCGGATGTTGGTTCAGGCCAGCAAGGATCAGGATCAGTTGACGCAGCAACAGCAGTCGGACCTCATGCGCCTCGCGGTCGACATCGCCAAGGCCGAGGACACCAACCAGCTGCAGGAACGTCAGACCGACAAGAAAATCGGGGCTGACATGGAAAAGCACGGGGCAACTCTGGCTGAGAAGGCCGAGGATCGCGCCGCACGACGGGAGTCTGAGAAGGCCAAGACCAAGGCCAAGACCCCCGCAAAGAAAAAGGGTGACTGATGGCCGACTACAGCAGCGCCGAGGCTTACCTGCAATCCAAGTTGAGCGAGCGCAGGCAGGAGATCGAGGCGTACATGGGACGGGGTCAGGTCAAGGATTACGCCGAATACCGGCAACTCTGTGGACTCATCCAAGGTCTTGAGTTCGCGGAGCAATTGGTCAGCGACCTTGCAAAACGTCATCAAGACGCGGAGAACGATGAATGAGTGACATCAACGTCGAGGAAACCCAGCAGACCGCAGAGGAAAAGGCCAAGCAGTTGCCGGAACCTACGGGGTTTCGGGTTCTGTGCATGGTTCCCCATGTGGAAGACAAGTTCGAATCGGGCATCCTCAAGCCTGACTCGATGGTCAAGGTCGAGGAACACTCGACTGTCGTGCTGTTCGTCGTGGCGCTCGGCCCTGACGCATATGCCGACAAGACACGCTTTCCCAACGGGCCATGGTGCAAAAAGGGCGATTTCGTCCTGACTCGCGCCTACGCCGGTACACGCTTCAAGATCCACGGACGCGAGTTCCGTCTGATCAACGACGACAGCGTGGAAGGAGTAGTTGAAGATCCACGCGGCATCACCCGCGCAGCTTGAGGAGATAAGACATGAGCGCAGAACAGCTGGAACTCGACCTGAAGCTCCCCGAGGGCGCGGAGCAGGAAAAGAAACTTGAGTCGGTCGTCGGGGACGACGAGGAAATCAAGGTCGAAGTCATCGATGATACACCCCCGGAAGATCGTGGCCGCAAGCCCCTGCCGAAGGAAGTCATCGACGAACTGGAAAATGACGACCTTGAGGAGTACTCCGAGAAGGTCAAGAAGCGCATCAGTCAGGCCAAGAAGGCTTGGCATGACGAGCGTCGGGCCAAGGAGTCGGCATCCCGCGAGAAGGAAGAAGCCCTGCGGTTCGCCCAGCAGGTTTTCGAAGAGAATCGCCGCCTGAAGCAGCGGCTCGGTACGGGCGAAAAGATCTATATTACCGAAGTTACGAAGGCGGCTCAATCTGAATTGGAGACCGCCAAGGCCGAGGCCAAGCGTGCCCAAGAGGTGGGCGACGCGGACATGATCGCGGCGGCGAACGAGCGCATGATGGATGCCAAGTTGCGCCTGCGCGAACTCGCCGGATTCAGACCCTCTTTACAAGAGCCTGAAGAAGAGGTACAAACTGAACAACGGTCTCAGACACCGCGAGTTTCTGTCGACGCCAAAGCTGAAGCGTGGCGTGACAAGAACAAATGGTTCGGTGCCAACAAAGGAATGACCGCCTTTGCTCTGGGGCTGCATGAGGAATTGGTCGAAGCGGGGATTAATCCGGCTAGTGACGAATACTACGACCGGATCAACCGCGCAGTCCGTAAGCACTTCCCCGAGAACTTTGAGGAAGAGCAGACGGAGACCACGGGTAAGGGCGAAAAACCCACCCCGCGCAGAACAACAACTGTTGTCGCTCCAGCTACGCGGTCTACCGCGCCCCGGCAAGTCCGGTTAAACGCATCTGAACTGGCGCTGGCCAAGAAATTTGGCTTGACGCCTGAACAGTACGCTCGCGAAAAGATCAAACTGGAGATGAACAATGGCTGAAAATCGCATCACGCGTGAACTCGAAAACCGGGAAAACACGCAGCGCAAACGGGCTTGGCAGCCGCCGGAAACCCTCCCCATGCCTGTACCGCAGGAAGGGTGGAAGTTCCGGTGGATTCGGACGAGCATGATGGGTCAGAACGACCCCACGAATACGTCCGCGAAGTTCAGGGAGGGCTGGGAACCGGTCAAGGCTTCCGATCATCCCGAGATCCTTACCAGTTTCGCTAACGATCCGCGCAATTCGCGGGACAACATCGAGATTGGTGGCCTGTTGCTGTGCAAGGCACCGGAGGAGATGATCCAGCAGCGTAATGCCTATTACGCTAAGCAGACCGTCGCCCAGATGGATGCCGTGAACAACAACCTCATGAAGACCAACGACGAGCGGATGCCGCTGTTTGCTGAGCGGAAGTCCTCTACGACGTTTGGTCGTGGCAAATAACTTTCTTTCAGGAGCCAAACAATGGCATATCCGACTGTTGACGCCCCCTACGGGCTGAAGCCGGTAAGCCTTCTCGGCGGTCAGCCGTACGCGGGATCCACCCGTATGTACAGCATCGCTTCAGGGGAAGGGACGGCGATTTACACGGGCGACGTTGTCATCATGACCAGCGCCGGTACCATTTCGAAGCTTTCAACCACTGACACGGCGCTGATCGTCGGCGTCTTCATGGGCTGTTCGTACACCAACGCGACGACTGGACAGAAGGTTCACGCGCAGTACGCCCCAGCCACTCCCCCGGCGGACACCGTGGCTTACGTCGCGGATGACCCTGACCTCGTCTGTAAGGTCGCGGTTTGCTCGTCTGGAACGACCATGAGCGGTCTGACTACTACCGCAATTGGCCAGCTGACCACGTTCCTTGCTAATGCGGGTTCGGCTACGACGGGAAACTCCAAGTTTGCCGTCAATGCGACGACTGGCACGGCGACGTCAGCCCCGGTCAAGATCATTGGTCTGGTGCCGGAAACTGTCAACGCTTCTGGAAGCGCGACGGAAGTTCTGGTGGTCTTCAACCCCGGTGCGCATTTCATGCGCAACTCCATCGGCGTGTAAGGAGACACCACCATGGCAATTTCACGCGCACAACTCCTCAAGGAACTGCTCCCCGGCCTCAACGCTCTGTTCGGCTTGGAATACAAGACGTACACTCCAGAGCATTCGGAGATCTACGAGCAGGAGTCTTCGGAGCGCAGCTTCGAAGAAGAGACCAAGCTGTCGGGCTTCTCGGCGGCTCCGGTCAAGCAGGAAGGTCAGGCTATTGCGTACGACAATGCGCAGGAAGCATGGACCGCCCGCTACAACCACGAGACCATTGCTCTGGGTTTCTCCATCACCGAAGAGGCGATGGAAGACAACCTGTACGACACGCTGTCGCGCAGGTACACCAAGGCGCTGGCTCGTGCGATGGCGTACACCAAGCAGGTCAAGGCGGCTGCTATCCTGAACAACGCTTTCACGTCCGGTACGGGCGGCGACGGCGTGTACCTCTGCGCCGCCAACCACCCGCTGATCAGTGGTGGCACGAACAGCAACACGTTCGGCACTCAGGCAGACCTGAATGAAACGTCGCTTGAAGCGGCGGTCATCCAGATTGCTGGCTGGACCGACGAGCGTGGCCTGCTGATCGCAGCCAAGCCGAAGAAGCTGATCATCCCACCGGCCCTGCAGTTTGTCGCCAAGCGTCTGCTCGACACCGACAAGCGTGTCGGGACGGCGGACAACGACATCAACGCGCTGAAGTCGACGGGCAGCATCCCCGGTGGGTTCTCGGTGAATCATTGGCTGACGGACACCAACGCATGGTTCCTGATGACCGATATCCCGAATGGCCTGAAGCACTTCGTCCGTGCGCCGCTGGCGAACAGCATGGATGGGGACTTCGACACCGGCAACGTCCGATACAAGGCTCGCGAACGCTACAGCTTCGGCTGGAGCGACCCGCTGGCCATCTTCGGTTCGTCCGGCGCGGCCTGATAGGCTGGAGAAAGCCCCGCTTCGGCGGGGCTTTTTCTATGCATTATTTCCCTTGTCAGTGCCTTTTTGGAGGCGTATACAAGGGTTTGGTACTAGGTTTTCTTAAGCCACGCTGACCCAGCCTAGGGGACGTTGCACAGACAGCGCGGCGACTTGTGCATAAGGAGCTAGCATGTCTTTTACAACTTTTTCTGGCCCAATCCGTGCTGGTACTGTCAAGGACGGTACGGCGGTTACTGGGCGTAACACTGGCCTTGTTATTCTCGCTCAGGTCTACGATTCCGGTGACCTGACCGGCACCGTTCAGGGAACGGTCGATACGCGTATTGCAACGATCCCGGCTGGTGCGCTGATCACCGACGTGTATATCGATCAGGTTGTGGCGTCTGCTACTGGCACGACGACCCTCTCTGTAGGAAGTTCCTCTGGTGGTACGCAGTTCTTTGGTGCTACGGCTACCACGGCTGGTGGGCGTTTCACAGCCACTTTGAATACAGCAGCACTTGTGCTGGCATTCCAGACTTCCACGACAGCTGATACAGCTATCTGGCTGCGTAATGTTACGGGTACAGCTACGCTGACTGCTGGACGTTTCGTTGTTGTCGTTCGATATATCCAGCGTGCGAGCAACGGCGGCATGAACCCGACTAGCGTCTGATAGGGGTGATACATGGACACTAATACGTGGGCCATCACCCCGCCAGCGACGGATGATGACTACTACTTCGCGGCAGGCGCTGTTGGTGGCGCAGGGGCAATTACGCTCCTGAAAACCAAGGTTGGCACATACGGGGCTGGCTATAAGGTCACGTTCTTCTCGACTGGCGACAGTACTACGCGGACGTGGACGATTGTCGGTCATGCGGTAGGAACGGCTCCGGGGGCAGTGACAACCGAGGTAGTGGCCGCTGGCAACAACGCGACGACCACTTCTACCAACTATTTCGATACTCTCACCAGCATCACGGCCAGTGGTGCGATGACTGGGAACCAGAAGGTTGGCTTCAGTGCGGCTACAGTAGCCCTGCCCGCAACGTATATTCATAGCGTTTACTGGATCTCCGAATCCTCTGCCGGATCGATTATCATCAACCGTAACTCTGCAACGGGGACGGAACTGTTGAAGATCGACACGCCGGGGGCAGTGGGGGCTGACAGTATCGACTGCGGACGGATCCGTGTAATGGGCAGTGCAGCGACGGACTTTGCGCTGATCACGCCGACGACGGTTACCAAATATACGCTGATCTGTGGGTGAACAGTGACCACCAAAACCTTCGACTTACGGGGCCGCAGGCTGTTTGTGGCCATCCCGACCTATGATCATAAGCTTTCGGTCAAGGCAGCTATTTCGCTGGCGGAACTGACCGGGCTGGTGATCAAGGAGGGGGTGGCGCTGGGGATTCACCCGGTCAGTGGTTCGTCGATCATTACGACGGCCAGAAACCTTCTCGTCAATGCGTTTATGGATTCCGGGGCAACGGATCTGTTGTTTCTGGACTCCGACATCAACTTCAAGGCACAGGATGCCCTGCGCTTGCTGGCATTGGCGACGGATTACCCCCTCATATCGGGCGTTCCGCGCATGCGTAAGCCCAACGGGCAATATCTGGTTCAGCTTTACAAGAACCCGAATGGTGGCCCAGTTGTCAATGAACTGGGGTTGATGCGAGCTACCCGTACCTCGACTTCGTTCCTGATGGTACGTCGGGAAGTGTTCGAAAAGATGGAAGCTGCTCACCCGGAATGGCGCTGTCCGCACCCCAAGATCAAAGACGGTCTCATGACGTTCTTCGACTTCGCCATGACACCCGAAGGC